CTGCCACTGCATCTGGGTGACGTATTTCCCCGGCACGGTCTCGCTCAACAGCGTGTCCAGATGCGTCGCGGTGTTCGGACATTTGATCTCCAGCAGCCCATCGTCACCGATCAGCCCATCCGGACTGGCGCCGCTCATGGCAATCTCGGGGTGATCGACGAAGCCGACCAGATCGACCGAGACGCCTGTGCGGGCCTCATAGGCCGCCCGCGCGACGGGCTCCTGATCGGTTCCCCATTGCATGGCGCTGTTGCTGAAGCCCGGCGCGGTGCAGCCTGTCAGCCGCTCCGCAATGAGTTCGGCGGCATAGTTGGCGCGCGATGCGCCCCAGCCGGTTTTCGTCCTGGCGACGACATCCGCCACGCGGGAGGCTGTGACCCTGCCGCAGCGGGCGGCGAACCAAGCTTCTGAACCCTGAACAATCATGCGGCGATGTCCTGCAAGGCGCCCAGACGGGCCGCGAACAGCATGTTGAGGTCGGCCAGGATGTCGGGCTCGCGCTGGTCAAGTTCGGCGCGCAGGTTGGCAGCCAGTTGCCAGCCCCGCTCCAGATCGACCTGGGTCTTGACCGTCTTCAGCGTGGTGGACAGCCGCCCGGCGCGCTCGGCCAGGGTGGGCGGCTTGGGGGCTTCCTTGGGCGGCGTCTGGTTGACAGGCTGTTGACGTGGACCTGACGCGGCGTTGCCGTCGTCGTCTTCCGGCGCAACCCCGGCCAAGGCCAAGAGCGAGTATCGCCTGCCGTATGTCGTCGCCGAGCCGATTCCCTGCGGGTCCAGCTTGGACGGGCGCAGCTTCAGGTCGGACGTTACCGACGCGCCGCTTTCGTGGATCAGGATGGTCGTCACGGTGACCATCTCGCCATCGAATGCGGGCGATTGCAGCACCGCAATGCCGGCCTTGTTCAGGGCCGGAACAATAGCCTCCAAGACAGCCGAGAGGTCGGCATACTTGCTTTTGAAGGCCGGGTTTTCACTGGCCTTGGTGATGGCCTCCATCTTGCCCTGAGCCTGGATAAAGGCCTTGGCGAAGGTCACGCGGTCTCCGTCGAATTGCATGGTCATTTCCTTAGAAAACCAGCCACAGACCGGCGCAGAGCCCGGCGATGGCGGCGGCATAGACTGCGAAGGCGATGAGAGCCTTCAGGATGGGCAGGGGCCGGGGCGGGTATTGCTCGACCAGTCGGGCGAACAGCTTTTCCTCGGGCGTGTCGAAGGCTTCCATTTCAGCAATCCCAATCTGGCGAGACCAGGCCGGTCTCGAACTCTGCACAATCGCGGCAGACACGGCGCCCAGTGGCGCGCTTGACGGGCTTCACGGCCCGAATGATCTGGACCCCGCAGCCGTCGCAGTGCTTGCGAGGCCGGGGGCGTTCGGGGAGGGCCGGGGTCATGGGCGATAATCCCGCTCAAGATAGTTGCCCCGGCGGCGGTCGTCGGCTTCCTCGGCTTCGTCGCAGATGGCGTTCAGGCGCATCCCCTCGGCGCGGAAGGCCTCGGCGATGAACCCCAAGACGTCCTGCTGGGGCACGTCATTGACCGCCTGCAACGCATGTGAAGGCAGACGCCGGCACAGGTCTGTTAGCGACAGGTTGAGGGCGGCGAGGTCGTCGCCGAATTGCTCAATGGCCTCGGCAGCGTCGCGGGCGGAAAGGGTCCGGTTCATGCCGCGCCCCCATCCAGATCGGCGGCCAGCTCACGAACCCGGCTGACAAGCTGGGCGGCGTTGTCGACCGCGTAGGACCGATTCTGTTGCGCAATCCACCGGGCGCTGTTGGCCTCGGTCAGGGCGCCAAGCGCAGCTATCAGGTCGAACCCCTTCATGCTGGCATCGTGCGCAAGGCAGTCGATGCGAGCGTGAGCCGTGGGGCTGATGACCACATGATGGTCGAGGTCATCGACCAGCCGGCGCAGATCGGCGGCCAGGATGCGGACGCGGGCCATGTCGCGGCCCACGCCAGTAGGAAAGGGGATCGGGCTCATGCGGCCACCTGCAGGGCACGAGCAGCGGCGACCGACTGGCGGACAATGGCGCGCCATGAGGCCGGGGTTCCGCGAAGGGCGCCGGGGCCTCCAACGCTCTGCTGGGCGGTGCGGTAGTGGGCGAGCATCGCGGCGACGTTGCCCTTGGCATTGCGCAGCTTCAGGCCGGGCGTGCCCATCATGGCCAGGGCCAGGCGCATCGCGCGGCGGGACTCTGCCGAGTGGTCCAGAATGATGATGTTGGAGGCCGGGATGGCCATGGGGTGTCTCCCTTGTTCGTAGGGAGACTATGCCGGGGCCTAAAAGCCCTGTCAATCACAAAAGGGCTTTTAAGCCCCACGCATCACACGCCAAACCGCCGGCAGGCCTAGCGGGGCCTAGCCCTGCAGATTCGCGGGGAGGGTGAAGAACTCGGTCGGGCGCTGGCGCTGGACGTAATCGGCGACAACAACACCGATCACGCGCGGGGCGTCCTGATCCAGATCAGAGCCGTCGATCAGGAGGGGCGTCTGGAACTCTGGCGACGAGCTGCGGGGATAAAGCCACGCCTTGCCGCCCTCCATGACCAGCTCTTTCACCGTAATCTCGACAAGTCCCGCGCGAGTCCGCTCAACGATGACATGATCCCCGACGCGGAGGCCCGATTGCGAAACCGGCGCGACCACCAGGCAGCGCCCTGGCGGATACACCAAATCCATTGAACGCCCGGAAACACGCAGGGCGTAAAGGTCGCCGGGGTCGTATCCGTCGACCGACAAAGCGATAAATTCGTCCGGTTGTGAGCTCGCCAGCATCGTTTCCCGCCAAAGCCCCGCCGCAACTTCGCCCACAATGGGTATTGTTTGGGGGGTCGTCAAGCGCGGGGTGAGCGTAGAGGTTGAGGCGATGCCGTCGTCTTTAAGCACGTCGTAAAGGCTGACGCCCAGCGCCTGGGCGATTGCGGCGAGGGTGTCGGACCTCGGATTTTTGGTCCGACCCGACATGATGTCGCGCACAGTATACGGACTATCGCCGATCGCCAGCGACAGGGCGCGCGGCGTTATCCCGTGGATTTCAAGCAGAGCGCGCAGCTTGTCGCGGTCTAGGGTGGACATGCCGCACCTTAAACCGTTTCGAAGAAAATACGAAGGGCCTAAAAGCCCGGTTGACGGTGGGGCCTAAAAGCCCCACTATGGGGCATGACCTTAAGTGATTTCATTTCGCGCTGCGACGCCTACTGCCTCCGGGCGGGCGTCAGTCGCGTCTGGCTGTCGAAGGCTTTGCTCGCCAACACCTACCAGCTGGACCGGCTGGCCAGAGGTGAAGCCGACATCGGCATCCGGCGCATGGACAAGGTTCTGGAGGTGCTGGCCGCCCTGGAATCCGACGCGGCGAGACAGGCCGCATGAACCCCGCACCGCACGCAGAAGCGGCGACTGCGGCGCGCCCCGGCCTGAATGGAGGGGCTGGGGCGCACTTATTCGGGAGCAATCCCGTCACCGTGCCCCCTGGGGCGTTCCTCCCTCAACTGGGGGGGCCGTGTGCCCCCCCGTTTTTTCGAGGTCGTAATGCAGCCTGATCTGTTTGTCGCAGCGGTCTATCCAGACCACCCCGGCTACAAGGCGCGGGACACCGCGCAGGGCGCCGCCGAGGCCATTGCCCCGAAGGCCTCGACCCTGCGCGAGCAGGTTCTGCTGGCCATCCGCCGCAAGCCCGGCACACCGGAGGAGGTGTCCCTGCTGCTGCGGGAAGACCTGCTCGCGATCCGCCCCAGGTTTTCGGAACTGTCCGCGGCCAACCTGATCGAAGACACCGGCGCCCGTGGCCGCTCGCGGTCTGGCCGGTCCTGCATTGTCTGGAGGGCAAAGTGACTCCTCCCGACACAGCCAGGGCGCTACCGGAATGGATCGGCGCCAAGCCCGACACCAGAGTCCCTGCGAGGGTGCGCCTGCGGGTGTTCGAGGCCCACGGTGGCCGCTGCTACCTGACCGGCGTCAAGATCATGCCGGGTGATGCCTGGGAACTTGACCACCGGATCGCCCTGATCAACGGCGGCGAAAACCGCGAGAGCAACCTGGCCCCGGCCCTGAAGGCTGCGCACCGCGCCAAGACCACCAAGGACGTTAAGGTTAAGGCCAAGATCGCCCGCATCCGGCAGAAGCACCTCGGTGTGAGCAAGCCCTCGGGCAAGCTGAAATCTCGCGGTTTCGACAAGAGCCGGACCCGCCACATGGACGGGACGGTGACCCTCAAATGAGCGCGCCCCCCTACATGCCGTTCTATGTCGGCGACTATCTCGCCGACACCCGCCAGCTGACCACCATCGAACACGGAGCCTATGTGCTGCTCCTGCTGTGCATGTGGCGGGCCGGCGGAACCCTGCCAAACGACGACGGCAAGCTGGCCAGATTCACGGGGCTGACGCCTCGTCAATGGGACCGGATGAAGGTCCACATCATGCCGTTTTTCGATGTCGAAAACGACCAGATCACCCAACGGCGACTGACCTCCGAACTGACGAAACATGGCGATGTTGTCAGACAGCGACGCGATGCCGGATCACAAGGCGGCAAAGCCAAGTCATTGAAAGATAAGAGAATGCACCTAGCGGGCGCTACAGATTTGCCATGCCAACCAGAACCAATAGATAGTATAGGGCTATTACATAGCCCAAATACTATCTATCGCACGGACGACGCCGCGCGCCATGAAGGCGCGACGACGCCCGAGCGAAAGACAGCGGAGCGAGAGCCGCGAGAGGTGCGCCTGGCGGTCATCGCCGAGGCCATGGGACGCAAGCCGACACGGGCGCCTGATCCGTCCCAGTCGATGCCCCCGCTGGGCGGCCGGCTGATGCGGGGCGTCGGATGACCCGCACCGCACAGATCGCCCAGACCATCGCCACCCTGGCGCACACCGCGATGGGCTTTGCCGACGCCGTGGTCCGCTACCTCGCGCTGGTGAAATCCGACGCCGACCCGGCGGACATCCGCGCCATGCTCGAGCGGGCATTCGAGGCGTTCGTCCACCTCCAGGACAACATGCAGGCCCTGCAGCGGCTGGCGCCCAACGCGGCCCAGGCTGGCGAAGAGCGGGCCACCGCCGTGCGGGAGGGGCTCAAGCTATGACGCCGTATGCACGAAAGCTTTGCCGAGATCCGGCGTGGCAACGCACCTTGGCTCGCTTCACCTGCTTTGATTTCACGCCGGTTGGACACTTGATTCCCAGCACAATCGAGGCGCTCTGCCTTGGTGCAGACGATGGCCCTGATGGCTCAAGGATCAATCACGGTGGGCTGCTGACCGCGCCCGCAGAGTTTTTCTGGTTCGAAGTAAGGCTGCAGGCCGGCAGTATGGGATTCGCGTGCGAGTTCGTAGAAGACCAGATCTGCGTCTTTTATTATCAGATCGGCAAACCTGTGTTGATGGCCGTTCTGGAGTTGTTGCCAGACGATCAAGCCAGAATCTTTCAGGATAAGCGGTATCCACTGCCCCCTGGATTGCCAGCGCCAGCGTTTGTCCTGGCGGTGGCGGCGATGTTGGTCATGCTCAACGCGCCGAAAGGCTTCAAGCAAAAGCCTGTGCCGGCGCATCGAGGCCACGCAAAGCAGATGCGCCGGCTGACCGGGATCACGCTGAAACCCGCCCACAGTGTGCATATCGACCTAAGCGCAGGCGACGTTTCTCCGAGCGGCTCAACGGGCGGCGCACCAAAGGCCTTTCACTTCTGCCGGGCTCATCGCCGGAATCTGGGCGACCGATCCATTCGGGTGCGGGCGCATTGGCGCGGTGATCCGGCCCTCGGGGTTTGCCAGTCCACCTATGAGGTGCGGCCATGACCCTGCCCAAAACCCTCCTGCTGCACCTCCTGCGGGACTGGATGGCCCTGACCGGGAACGTCCCACCGACATTCCGGGAGATCGCCGACCAGCTTGGCTACCCGACCACCGGCCTCGTCTGGCGAGACCTCATGGCCCTGCGAGACCTCGGCCTGATCGACTGGGAAGCGGGCAACGAAATGACCCTGCGGATCACCGCGGCCGGTCTCCATCAATCCACAGACATCGAGAGCGAAACCATGTCGCACTATCACAGGACCAACCGCACCGGAGCAGAGCGGAACCGCTGCGCATCTGCGGCCCACGACCAGGAAATCATCACGATGTTCAAGGCCGGGCGGGACCGGGCGACCATTGCCCGGCACATCCACAAATCGCAGCATTTCGTGACTGACCGCCTGATAAGCGCGGGCCTGCTCGATGGGTTCGAGCGCAACTGGGACAGCACGGCGCCTCACATCGTCAAGGAACTGGACGACCAGTATGTCGCCGCCTGCCTGGAGCAGGGTGGCTTCCTGTATCGGACCATTGTCGCCGGCCGGATGGTCGAGGTGCGGCCATGAGCGGGCTCACACCTCGCCAGCTTAAGCTGCTGGAGTGCATCGACCGCTTCATTGAGCAAAACGGCCACTCTCCGTCCTACGTTGAGATGGGGCAGATGATCGGCCTGGCGTCCACGTCTGGAATCCATCGTCTGGTCCTGGCGCTGAAGGACCGAGGCTTCCTCTCGAACCTGCCATACCGCCGCCGGACGATAGAGATTCGGCGCCTGCCATCCGAGCGGGCCCCGGCCCTGCCTGTCAGATCCGAACTTGAGCAGATGCCGACGCTGGGGCTGACCAAGCTGATGCTGTCTGTGCAGGCGGAACTAAACCGGAGGGCCGCAGCATGACCCGGCCGCTCATCACCCACCTGAGCGAGGCCCTAGACGCAGAGCTGCTCCGGCAGGGCCATCCCCATGATTTCCTGCCGGACTGCGAGCGCCTGTCTGTCGCCACCATCCGCGCGATCAGCGCCTGGCTTTCCCTGCCCGACCAGCCCAGCCGCTATGGCCCGGCAGCTGAAGGTCTGCGCCAGGGCCTCTGGGATGCAGGCGAATGACCACCAACAAGTGCCGAGACTTCTATCCCGTCGCCATGTGCGAAGGGAAAGAGCGTTTTGACAATCCGCAGCTGGCTCGGAAGGTGGCGATCCGCCGGGCCCAGCGCCGCAAGAAACCCGGCGAGCCCTACCGCTGCCCCGGCTGCAACGGATTCCACATTGGAACACCCCTGCAGGACGTCACCACCCGGGTCCGGTCCAAGGTCAAGCTAAAGGCCAAGCTGCATTCAGAGGAGCGATGGTAGCCTCATGACCCTCACCCTGGCGCACACCGACCCGGCGACGTGGATCATCCGCGGCCGACTGCTGGCCTACCTGGCGCAGGATCTGCTCGAGCCCTGGCCCAGCCAACAGGTGCGGACTATGCGCGCCCTGTTCGACGCCGGCCTGTCCTACGGCCTGATGGCCCGACGACTGGGCCGGACGCGCAACGCGGTGATGTCCAAGGTCTACCGGCTCAAGTGGAGCCGCGAGGGAACGACCAAGCAGGTCCGCAGGACGGACGCCAGGCCGCCTCGTCCCCCTCGCAAGGCTGTCGTCCTGAAGGCGTCCAGAACCCCACCCAAGGGCCTCCTGCTGCTCGACCTGCCCCCATCGTCCTGTCACTATCCGACCGGCGAAACTGCCGCCGGCTGGCTGTTCTGCGGATCACCCAGGCAGGACCAGTCCAGCTACTGCGCGCATCACCACAAGCGATGCCACAAGCCGAAGGTGTCCCCATGACCCAATCCAGCAAAGTGCTGGCGAGTGCTGCGAAGAATCGCCCACCCGCTGCCGGGATCGGGCGCGTCAAAGGGGTGCCCAACAAATCGACCCAGCTGCTCAAGGCCGCGATCCTGGGAGCCTTCGAACAGGCCGGGGGCGAGACCTATCTGCTGGGTGTGGCGAAGGACGATCCGAAGACCTTCCTGATGCTGCTGGCCAAGATCCTGCCGGCCGAGATCAAGGCCGACGTGACGCACAGTGGAGACCTGGCCGAGCGGCTGGACTCTGCGCGGCGCCGGGCCATGGCTGGCTGATCCCGAAAGCACCAAGGCTGGCTACGGACTATATCCGATTATGTGTTGACGGGCCGGAGAATATCCGTATTCTCTGACCTGTCGGGCCACGGGGTCCGGCCCACAGGGAACCAGACCAATGACCATTCAGCCGCAAGCCATCGAAAGCCTGAACGCCGAACTGGCGAAGCTGAACAAGTCACAGCGCACCGCCCTTCGCAACGCTTGGGCCGGCGTGATCGGTAACCTCAAGGTTCGCACCTTTGACACGGGCGCCGTCGTTCAAGTTGGCTTTCGCCCGGTCAACGGTCGCCGCCTCTGGGCATACGCTTGGGTCGGCCCGCGCGGTCGTCTGGTTGACGTTCAATCTCACGTCACTGGCGAAGACAGCTACTCAACGCTGTTCAATTGATAGGGGGCAAGGTGACCTATTACACCCACATCAATCGGGGCGTCATCGACGCTAACAGGAAGCACGGGCGCAACGATCCGCCCGTGATATTTCGCCAAGGCAAGCGGGGCAAGGCCACCTATGCCCACGAGATCGAACTGCCGGCCGGATCGCGCGTGATCTATTCAGCGGATGGCACGATCCTGCCCTGTGGCGCCCGGCTTGTGATTGTTTCAGACGATTCGCCGGTCGTGATCCGATGACCGGCCGCTGCTTTTCCGATCCGCAGCAGCAGTGCCTGTATGACCTGCGGTTATCCGACCCAGCGCCGGGGAAGCTGAACGGCCTCGGCGCGGCATACCACAACGGCCTGACGTTTCCCGACAAGCCATCCCGGTATGTCCGCACCTCCCTGGCCTACGCCGCATGGGCAGCCGGGGTTGATACTGCTCGAAAGGAGCGCAACGCATGACCGGCCCAGACCTGACCGCAGCCCGCGCGACCCTCGGCCAGATGTGGGGCTTGGGTCGAGCGGTGAAGAAGTCCGAACTGGGCCGCATCCTGCGCCTCGGGAGCCGCGACCCTGGCGAGAGTGTCTCGGACTGGGAGTCGGGCAAGACCCGCATCCCCGGCCCGGCCATCGTCGCTGTCCAGATGATGCTGGCAGGCGCCCTGCCGCCGGGTGGGCTCTCGTCGATATGAGGTAGGGCTGGGATGGTGGGATGGTCCCGGGACGGTCCCACCCTGGTCCCACCGTCCCACCTCGCCAAGGTGGGGGGTGGGCGGGTAGGGGAGGTGGGGGGTGCTTAAGCTGATCCCGAAGCACCGCATCCTGTTGGCATGGATGACATCGAGGCCGACCTAGCCGATTTCATTGGCAGCTTTAGCGACGACCCCCTCGGCTTTGTGCTGGCCGCCTTCCCCTGGGGCGAACCCGGGACCGATCTGGCGACCCAGGCCGGGCCTGATGAGTGGCAGATCGCCCGACTGAGAGAGATGGGCGAGCGGCTCAAGGCGCTGCACCACCTTCCCCCTTCAGACTGGATGCCGATCCTGATGGCCACGGCCTCGGGCCACGGCATTGGCAAGTCGGCCCTGATCTGCTGGGTCATCCTCTGGGCCATGTCCACCTTCCCAGACACCCGTGGTCTGGTGACGGCCAACACCGAGCCCCAGCTGCGGACCAAGACCTGGCCGGAACTGGCCAAGTGGTATGGCCTCCTGATCTGTCGCCACTGGTTCACGCGCACCAAGACCAGCATCTTCAGCGCGGATCCGCGCCACGCCGACACCTGGCGGATCGACGCCATCCCGTGGTCGCAGCACAATCCCGAAGCCTTCGCCGGCCTGCACAACGAGGGCAAGCGGATCTTGGTGGTGTTCGACGAGGCCTCGGCCATCGCCGATATCATCTGGGAATCGGTGATGGGCGCCCTGACCGACCAGGGGACGCAGATCATCATGGTCGCGTTCAGCAACCCGACCCAGAACACCGGCTACTTCCGGTCCCTGTTCGGCAAGCGCCGCGGCTCATGGTCAACGGCCCAGATCGACAGCCGGTCGGTGCGGATCACCAACAAGGGCCTGCTGAACCGCTGGGTCGAGGAAGAGGGCATCGATTCCGATTTCGTGCGGGTGCGGGTGCTGGGACAGTTCCCCTCGGCCTCGTCCAGCCAGTTCATCCCATCGTCCCTGGTGGAGGCTGCAGCCATCCGGGAGGTGGGCGAGGACAGCATCAGCCCCCTGATCATGACGGCAGACACGGCCCGCTTCGGCGACGACGAAACCGTCATTGCCTTCAGGCGGGGCAGGGACGCCAGGTCGATCCCCTGGGTCTACATGCGCCAGATGGACACGGTCCTGATCGCCAACAAGATGGCGGAACTGATCCTGGCCTACCGCCCTGCAGCGGTGTTCATCGACGAGGGCGGGCCCACCGGCGCCGGGGTGATCGATATCCTGCGGTCTGCCCGGCACAAGGTCACCGGCGTCAATTTCGGATCGGCAGCCTCGACCAGCCAATTCGGCAACGAGAGCATGAAGGTCGCGAACAAGCGGGCCGAGATGTGGGCCTCGATGCGGGCCTGGCTGAAGGGCGGCGCCATCCCGGCTGACCAGAAGCTGCACGACGATCTGGTGGGCCCTGAATACACCATCGAACTCAAGAGCCAGGCCGTCCAGCTGGAGCGCAAGCAGCGGATGAAGGAGCGGGGTCTGGCATCGCCTGACCGCGCCGACGCCCTCGCGCTGTCGTTTGCTTTCCCCGTAGCCCCGAAGCACCGGACGATTGAGGAAGCCCGCGGCCGGACTGCCGCTGACTACGACCCGTTCTCAGCCGTCGAGGCCCGCTGATGTGTATGAAGCCGGACATCCCCAAGACGCCGAGCCCGGGCAAGACGCCGCAGGACATTGGCGCCGGGGCCGACACCGACAGCCGTCGGCGCGCCATTGGGTTTGCCCGCACCATCATGACCGGGGCCCGTGGCCTCTCATCCGCCGCGCCTCTGGCCGGCAAGACCCTCCTGGGAGCCTGACCATGTGTGCCGCCGCCGGACTGTTGGGCTCTCTCACCAACAACAAACCCATGGGCATGGCCGGGCTGATCCCGTCTGCGCTCAACAACCAGCAACGCAAGAAGCCTGCGACCCCGCCCATGTCCGGCTCGAGCATGGCCTCGGCGCCCCCGCCCTCGACGATGATGAAGTGACCCCGTGCTGGAACCCAAAGCCCTCCGCACCCAGGTCGAGAAGCGTTTCGCCGGACTGAAGGCCGAGCGCCGATCCTGGGACGACCACTGGCTCGAGATCGCCGAGCATTGCGCGCCGAGGCGTGGGCGATTCCTGACGGCCAAGGGAACGGCCAGGGCCGGATCCACCTCGACCAACAAGGGCGAGAAGGTCAACGGGCGGATCTATGACGCCACCGCCATCCAGGCGGGCCGGACCCTGCAGAACGGCATGGCCTCTGGCATGACCCCGGCCAGCCGTCCCTGGTTTCGGCTGACGACGAAAGACCCGGCCCTGCGCGAGAGCGCCGCGGTGAAGGTCTGGCTGGCAGCGGTCGAGCGCCGCCTCTATGAGGTCATCAGGGCCTCGGGATTCTATGCCACCAGCCGCACCAACTACGGCGAGATGGGGCATTTCGGGACGGCTGCGGGCCTCATGTATGAGGACTATTTCGCCGGCGCCGCATGCCATGCCCTGACAATCGGCGAGTATTACATCGCTCTCAACCACATGGGCGAGCCCGACACCCTCTACCGCCAGTGCGACATGACAGTGGCCCAGATGGTGGATCGGTTTGTCCGTCCGTCCGGCGACTGGAAGGTCGTCAGCCCTGCGACCAAGAGCCTGTATGAGGCCGGCAACCTGGACGCCTGGGTCGAATGCGTCCACGCCATCGAGCCCAACCGCGAGCGGGATCCGACCAAGGGCGACCGGGGCAACATGCTGTTCCGGTCCACCTATTTCGAATGCGGGGACGACCGCGAGCGCGTCCTGGCGCAGGAGGGTTTCGAAGAGCAGCCGTTCTGGGCGCCGCGGTGGGACGTCACCGGATCCAACGTCTATGGCAACGCGCCGGGCATGGACGCCAGGCCGCACGTCAAGACCCTGCAGCTGCTGCAGCTTCGCAAGGCCGAGGTGGTGGACAAGCTGGCCCGGCCGGCCCTGGTGGCCCCCTCCAGCCTGCAGAGCGATGGGGTGCTGACCCAGGCCAACGGCGTGAATTTCGTCAACAGCTCCGACGCCGCCACCATGCGGGCGGTCTATGAGCCCAGGCCCGACGCCATCAACGCCCTGCGCGGCGACATCGACTCCGAACAGGCCGAGGTCCAGCGGCACTACTATGCCGACCTCTTCATGCTGATCGCCAGCGACACCCGGTCCAACATCACGGCCCGCGAGATCGACGAACGCTACGCCGAGAAGATGCTGCAGCTGGGGCCGGTGGTCGAGCGATCCGAGAACGAACACCTGAAGGTCGCGGTCGAGCGGGGCTTTGCCATCCTCCTGCGCAATGATGACCAGCTGCGAGCGGCCATCCCCGAGGAACTGCAGGGCATGGAACTCGACATCCAGTTCGTGTCGATCCTGGCCCAGGCGCAGCGGGCGGTGGCGGCCGGCTCCATCGAGCGGTCCCTGGCGTTCGCCGGCAACCTGTCGGCCGTCAATCCAGAGGTTCTGGACAAGATCGATTTCGACCAGGCCCTCGACGAATACACCGACATCCAGGGTCTGCCCCCGGGCATCGTCCGATCCGACGAGGACGTGGCGCAGCTGCGGGCCAGTCGTGCCCAGCAGCAGCAGATGCAGGCCATGGCCGCATCAGCCCAGCCCCTGCAGCAGGCCGCTGCGGCGGGCAAGCTGCTCGCAGAGACCGACGCCTCGCCAAATTCAGCCCTGGCCGGGGTGCTGGGCATTCGCCAGTGAAGACACCCGCCGAGCGCCGCCGCGACGACCTGAAGGCCCTGATGCGACAGCAGGGCTTTCTCAATTTGATGGGTTGGATTTTACGCGAAGCACATATTCTCGAGCCGTCACGCAGCGCCGATGGCGGTGCCTCGCTCTGGAGCGAGGGCCGTAGGTCGCTGGGGCTCGAATTGTTCCGGGAGTTGAAGGCAGCGGATCCCCGCGCCTTCGCCGAGATCCTCCTTGAGCAGACCAGATCCCCCAGAGAGGCTGACCATGACCCTGACGACTGACACCACCGCACCACCCGCCGATGGCATCATCGACGCGCCGACCCTTCTGGATTCGGCCGGCGCCCCTGCGCCTGCGCCTGCCGCCCCTGTGGATCCTGCCGCCGACGCGCCGACCCTCCTGGACAAGGCTGGCGAGGGCGACAAGGCCCCAGCCCCTGCCGTCCCTGAAGCCTACGAGATCAGCCTGCCGGAAGGCCAGGCGGTGGACGCCGAGGCCCTCGAGCTGGTCTCGCCGATCATGAAGGAACTCGGCCTGGACAATGAGCAGGCCAACAAGCTGGCCGGCGCATGGCCGGAACTGCAGGCCAAGATCGCCGCCCGCTATGCCGCCGCCACCGAAGAGGCGCAGATCGCTGAACTGGGCCGCCTGTCCACCCAGTGGGAGGCCGAGAGCATCGCCGACCCCGAGATCGGTGGGCCGCCTGAAGTCATGGGCCCGAAGATGGCCCTGGCCGCCAAGGCCCGGGATGCGGTGGCATCGCCGGCCCTGCGTGAACTGCTCACTGCCACGCGCATGGGCAACCACCCCGACGTGATCCGCATGTTCTGGAAGGTCGGCACCATGATCAGCGAAGGCAGCTTCGTGCGTGGTGACGCAGCCGCACCCAGGGCCAAGGAGAACTGGGAAAAACTCTACCCCGACATGAAGTCGCAAACCTGAAAGGAATAAACCGATGGCTGCTCTGACCAGCACCATGCTGAACCTGGCCGACGCCCGCAAGCGCGTTGACCCCGACGACAAGATGGCCACCATCATCGAGATGCTGGCGCAGGAAAATGCCATCTATCAGGACATGCCGTTCCTGGAGGGCAACCTGCCGACCGGCCACCGGACCACGGTTCGCACCTCGCTGCCGTCCGTCGGCTACCGCGCCCTGAACCAGGGTGTCGCCCGCAGCAAGTCCACCACCCGCCAGGTCGATTTCGCCTGCGGCATCCTCGAGGGCCGTTCTGCCGTCGATATCGAACTGGTCAACATGCAGCCCAACCCGGCCGCGTTCCGCCTGTCCGAGGCTTCCGCGTTCATGGAAGCCATGGCCCAGAAGGTCGCCCTGGATGTGTTCTACGGCAACCAGGACACCGGCCCCAAGGGCTTCACCGGCCTGGCGCCGTGGTTCGCCAACAGCAGCCAGGACAGCTGGGAAAACGTCGTCTCGGGCGGTGGCTCGGGCTCCGACAACACCTCGATGTGGATGGTGTGCTGGGGCGACCGGACTGTTCACGGCGTCTACCCGAAGAACACCATCGCCGGCCTCGAGCATACGACCAAGGACAACACCACGGTCTATGACTCGGACAACAACCCCTATGACGCCCACGAGGACAAGTTCGTCCAGCGGGTCGGCCTGGCGGTTCGCGACTGGCGCTATGTGGTTCGCATCCCGAACATCGACGTCAGCGCCCTGGTGGCCAACTCCTCGGCCGCCAACCTGATCGAGAAGTTGATTACCGCCTACCACAAGATCCCGAACATGAACGGGGTCAAGCCGGTGATCTACTGCAACCGGACGGTCTCCACCGCCCTGGACCTGCAGGCTCGCCGGGACACCAACGTCCACCTGATGCTGCGCGAAGTGCAGGGTGAGTTCGTCAACAGCTTCCGGGGCATCCCGATCCGCACCGTTGACCAGCTGACCGACACCGAAGCGACCGTTTCCTGACACCGGCGCCGGGGCCTGAAAACCCCGGCGACCCCCTTCTCAATCGCGCTCAAGGAGGGCGCTGCCCATGATCACCGACAAGTTCCTCGTCTTCGGCACGGCCCAGGCCGTCACCGCCGCCGCCGCCTCCACCGACTACATCGACACCCTGGTTGCAGGCATTGGCGATGGCGAGACCCTGCGGTTCGTCGTCCATTCGGTCGCCGCTTTCAACACCCTGACCTCGATGAACATCAAGCTGCAGAGCGACGACAACTCGTCCTTCTCTTCGGCCTCGGATGACATCACCGTCAACGTGCTGCTGGCCGGCCTGGCTGCCAACACCAAGGTGGTGGACGTCCCTCTGCCTCGCGGTGTGCAGCGGTATGTCCGCGCCTACTACGACGTGGTCGGCTCCAACCCCACCCTGGGCACCCTGACCGCCCAGCTGCTGGTCGATAGCGAGAACCGCGTTGACTACGCCTCAGGCATCGCCAGCTCCTTCTAGCTGGATGCCATAGGCTCCTGATGGCGCTGGGGAGCGTCGGGGGCCTGGGCGGGCGGTTGCCGATGGGTAGCCGCCCGCCGCTCCCCATCCCCTAGAGAAAGACACGACATGCCCCAGTATCGGGTCAAGACCGGCCGCCGCTTCCACTATGTGCGCATCTATGAGCCGGGCGAGATTGTCGATTATCCAGGCCCCGCCGGCGCCGCCCTGGAACTGGTGGAAGGGCAGGAGCCCTGGCCCCAGGATGGCAAGCAGGGCGAGCTGCCAACCCCTGAAGCCGAGAGCGGGCCCCAGAACGATCTGGTGGACCGCCTGAACCGCGCCAGATCGCAGAGCCCAGACGTGGTGATGCGAGGCGATGAGCCGGCCACCCTGAGCGATATCCAGAAGCAGGACCGCAAGCGGGTCGAGGCCGAGAAGAACCGGTATTCAGACGGCCGGGGTCTGACCAGGACGGAAATCATCGCCGACCTCGAGGGCATGACCATCCCGTTCGATCCTCGCGACAGCCTCACCGATCTGCGCAAGGCCCGCAACGCCGGCCGGGCGGCGCGCGACGGGGCTTAACTCGAAGGCCCGAAGCACCGAACGATTGAGGCGGGTCCGGTGCGGCCCGCCTTTTTCATGAGGCCCCAGTGTCCTACAGCAAAACCGACCTGTTCAATCTGGCGCTCGCCGAGGTGCCGGCCGCGGCTGTGGTCTCTGATGCCGAGAACAGTCCCGAAGCCAAGGCCTGTCGCCGCTTCTATGCCGCCTGCCTGTCGGAACTGATCGACCGCTACAACTGGCGCTTTGCCGTCAAGCAGGCCGTCCTGGCGGAACTCACCAACACCCGGGACACCGAATGGGCTTTCGCCTACCAGGTGCCCAGCGACTGCGCCAAACCCCTGGCCATTGTGGTGGCCCAGTGGATGCAGGCCTATCCGGCCGAGCCCGGCGAGGCCTATGCGGCGGATCTCCTGAACGGGCGGGCCATCCCCTACGACCTGCAGGGGACCAAGCTGTTCACGAATGAGGAAGACGCCATCCTGCGCTATGTGCGCAACGACATCGTGGCGACCGACCTGCCGCCCCTGGTGGCCAAGGCGCTCTACCTCGACCTGGCGGCCAGGGTCTCCGGCTTCCTGACCCAGCGGGACGAGCGCAAGGCCGCTCTGCTGGGGCTTGCCAGGGACGCCCTCGAGGAAGCGCGGGTGATGGATCGCCAGCGACAGCCGGCCACTGCCGAGCGCACCCCTGACTGGATCAAGGCGAGGGCCTGATGCGTTACGACAAGCCATCCTTTGCGGGCGGCGAGATCGCTCCGGCTCTCTATTCGCGGATCGACACCGCCAAGTATGAGACCGCACTGAAGCGGTGCCGCAATTTCCTGGTGATGAAATACGGCGGCGTGACCATGAGGCCAGGCACCCTGCTGACGGGGACTGTGGCTGGCAAGACAGGACCGGCCCGGCTGATCCCGTTTCGGTTTTCGACCACCCAGGCCTATGTGCTGGAGTTCAGCGACGAGAAGATGCGCGTCATCAAGGACGGCGCATATGTGCTGGACGCCACCGGCGCCACGATCAGTGGCATCACCATCGCCTCCCCCGGCGTCATCACCGCGACGGCGCACGGACTGGCGAACGGGACCGAGGTCTATCTAGCCGGCATCGTTGGCACCACCCAGCTGAACGGCCGGACCCTCTATGTCTCGGACGCTGCGACGAACACCTTCCAGCTGAAGGACGTCAACGGCGACTACATCTCGACCGTCGGCATGACCGCCTATGGATCGGCAGGGACCGCCACGCCGCTCTATGAACTGACCACGCCCTATGCTGCGACGGACCTGTTCGACCTGCGGTTCGAGCAATCGGCTGACGTCATGTATCTGGCCCATACCGGCTATGCGCCGCGAAAGCTGGCGCGGATCGACCACAACGACTGGACCCTCAATTCGGTGTCCTTCGCGACCACCCTGGCGGCCCCGACCGGCGTGGGCGTGGTCGAGACTGGCGGCGGGTCTGGCATCCAATACGACTACTTCGTCACCTCCCTCGACACCGAGACCGGCGACGAAAGCGTGGTGTCGTCCATGGTCACTGTCGCGTCTGGCCGGCTGGCCAATGACGGCGGCGGCGACACCAACAAGCACACCATCTCATGGTCGGCCGCGACCGGCGCAGATCGATACCGCGTCTACAAGCAGCAGGGCGGCGTCCTGGGCTTCATGGGCTCCACCGACCAGCTGACCATGGTGGACGACGGCATCGACCAGGACTCGACCGACACGCCACCCACCGCACGCGACCCCTTCAGTGGGGCCGGGGACTGGCCGGGGGCTGTCACCTTCTTCGAACAGCGACTGTGCTGGGGCGGGACGACCAACAAGCCCAACGGGTTTTTCTCCTCGAGGTCTGGGTCGTTCGAGAACATGAATGTCTCCTACCCCCTGCGGGCAGACGACGCGATTACGGCCGGCCTGGTGGCGCGCGAGGTCAACGTGATCCAGCACCTGGTCCCGCTGGAAGACCTGCTCGCCTTCACCTCGGCCGCGGTGTTTCGGATCAACGGCGGGGGCCAGTCGGATTTCATCTCGCCGGCATCCTTCATCAGCCGGGTGCAGGCCTATCGCGGATCCTCGAATGTCCGGCCTGCGGTGATCGATTCCGTCACCCTCTACTGGCAGGCCCGTGGCGCCCAGCTGCGGACCCTCGGCTATCAATTCGACACGGATGGCTATCGCGGATCCGACCTCACCATCTTCGCCCCGCACCTGTTCAAGGGCCGGACCATCATCGACCAGGCCTACACCCAGCACCCGCTCTCGACCCTCTGGGCGGTGGGTGATGACGGCGCCCTCTACGCCCTGACGTGGGAACTCGAGCAGGACGTCTGGGGCTGGGCCAAGTGCGAGCTGCCCGGCGGTCTGGTCAAGAGCGTGGCCTGCATCCCCCAGGACGGCGAGGACACCCTCTACATGGTCGTGGAGCGGGAGATCGACGGGGTGACCCGCCAGTATGTCGAGCAGCTGGCCTCGGCCCTGTGGGAAGACCTGGCCGATGCCGTCTACCTGGACAGCGCCATCAGCTATTCCGGCGCCTCGGCGACGACCATCTCGGGGCTCGAGCATCTCGAGGGCGAAACCGTCTCGGCGGTATCGGACGGCGCGGTCGAGAGCGGCCTGGTGGTCACCGGCGGGGCGGTGACGCTGGCCGAGGCGACCACCGCTGCGGTGATCGGCCTGCCCTACACCGCCCTGATCGAGACCCTGCCGCCGGGCTTTGCATCGCCGAACGGCTCGACGCAGGGGGTGAAGAAGTCCCTCAACATGCTGACCATCCGGCTCGAGAACACCCGGGGCCTGTCCTACGGAATCTCAGAGGACAGCCTGTTCGATGTCGAGGACCGGACGGACGCGGACGACTACGGCGATGCACCGGCCCTGTTCACCGGGGACGTGGACGTCAAGCTGGAGCCGACCTGGTCAACCAACCCGACCTTCGTCCTGGTGCAGTCCAGCCCCCTGCCGGCCACCATTACCGGCGTGTTCCCCTCCATCCAGATCGGCGGATGACGGTCACGGTCGAACCCGCGCAGGCGTGGCACATCGCCCCCATAGCGCGGGATATGAGGGCCTGGGACGTGCGCGAGTGCGCAGCCTTTGGGGCGTCTCCTGTGCGGGCCCTGAAAACAGGGCTGGCCGGCTCCCACATGGTCTGGACGGCGCTGGTCAATGAACGGCCGGTGGCCATGCTCGGCGTTGCCGCGGTCTCCCTGATCGACGGAATCGGACATCCCTGGATGCTGGGGACCGAGGAGGTCTATCGCCAGGGCCGGACCATGATGCGGCTCTATCCGGTCTATTTCGGGCAGATGAAGGCCCGCTTCCCCCGCATGGAAAACCATGTCCACCGGGACAATGACAAAGCGCGAAGGCTGATCCGGCGGCTGGGCTTTCAGTTCGAGCCCGAAGCACACACCGTAGGGGGCGAACCGATGGTGCGTTTCTTCCTGGAGCCCTGACGCGATGTGTCCCCCCCTTCTCGCCGCGATCCCTCTCCTTGCTGCTGGCGCTGGTGGCGCCGGGGCTGCAGCTGCCGGGGCAGGGGCCGCTGCTGCTGGCGCCAGTGTTGCCGGGGCCGCGGCGGCGGGGGCGGGCGCTGCTGCTGCCGGCACCGCTGCTGCCGGCCTGACCGCGTCCCAGCTGCTGCTGGCATCGACTGCAGTGTCCACCGTGGGGGCCATCACGGCGGGGGTCGGGCAATATCAGCAGGCACAGGCGGCAAGCGAGGCGGCTGCAGCGCAGGCCAAGGACGCATTGGCCAGGGGCGACCAGGCGGCGTCTGATCTCGCCAAGCAGCAGGCCAGCTTCCGTGGCCAGCAGAGGGCGGCGCTGGCGGCCAATGGCGTCGAACTGGATTACGGCGCCGCAGCCCAGATCCAGCAGGACACCCTGCTCACCCAACGCGAAGACCAGCGCCGTGTGCGGGACAATCGCAACCGCGCAGGCTGGGGCTATAGCGTCGAGGGCGCCATGCAACGGGCGGCTGGGCGGGGAGCCCTGATCGGCGGCGCACTGAATGCCGGCTCCACCCTGCTGTCTGGCGCCTCGAAAGCCTACACCTCCTACAAGAGCAATTCAGCCCCAGGCTAAATCATGGCAAGAGTCCCCATCCTTGAGGGCCAGAGCGTCCAGACCGCACCCCTGCCGGACGTGCGTATGGATCCGCGCGCCTTCGGGTCTGACATCGCCCAGGGCCTGACGCAGGCTGGGCAGGCGCTCGGCAACGTGGCGGAAGACCTGCAGAAGGTCGAGGACCAGCGCATCGAGACCGCAGTGATGCAGCGGGACGTCGAGTGGATGACGTTCGACCGTGAGCAGCGGTGGGGCGAAAACGGCCTGTTCAAGAAGCCGGGGCAGGAGGCTGTCAATGCCCGGCCGGTGATCGAGAAGGCCTATGCCGTCAAGCGTGACGAACTCCTGAAAACAGCCACCACGGTGCAGGAGCGGCGGGTTCTGACTGACCTTCTGGACAGGCGCCACCAGTCCAGCCTCGACAGCATCAACGAGTATGCCTCGAAGGAGGGGGTCGCTGCTTACCGTGGTGCGGCGGCTTCTCGAGCATTCCAGGCCGGCGAGGCGTTTGCCCAGACGCTGCTGACCGAGACCGACCCCGCCAAGATTGAAGCGGCCAGGGGCGCCTACGACGGCGCCATGGACGACAACTTCGATGCGCAGGGGCTCCATCCGGCAACACGGGAAGTGGAAAAGCTGTCCAGGACCGGCGCGATCCACATGACGGTCCTCGACAGGTTGCGGGCCGAAGACAAGACCGACGAGGCCGAAGCCTACCTGGAGCAACACGGGTGGGAGATGACCGTCGCCCAGAAAACGGAAGCCGGGCTGAAGGTTCATGAGCAGTCGATGAAGCGCGATGCTCAGATCGCCGTGACCGAGGGGGCCGAGTTTCTGCGCGATGGTGGCGGTGGCTTCTCCATGCCGGTGGCGGGTGATGTCGGTTCCGGCTTTGGGCCACGCAAAGCCCCACTGGCGGGCGCCAGCACCTTCCATACCGGGGTAGACATCAAGGCGCCGGCTGGCTCGCCGGTCAAAGCCACTGCGGCGGGCGAGGTCATCGAGGTCGGCAGCGATGCCAAGTCTGGCAATTTTGTAAAGATCAAGCACCGGGATGGCCGGGTCAGCAGCTACTCCCACCTGGAAAGCTATGGCGTCGAGCAGGGCGACCAGCTGGCCGGTGGATCGGTGCTGGGCAAGGTCGGCAGCACCGGCAACAGCACCGGCCCCCATCTGCATTTCACGCTGACCGATGTGGACGGCGAAACCAAGATCGATCCCAGGACGGTCATGGGCCGGCCGCCCCCCCCACTGCCAGGCCCTGACGCGACCCAGGAAGAGTGGCGCAATTATGCTGACGTCGTGGCCGGCGGAAACCGCCAGCGGAGAGACGTCCTCAGGGCCGCAGCGCAGGGCGAGTGGACGCGGCTGCAAGGGGTCAAGCGAGAGCGGGAACAGAAGGCCTGGGATGCCGTCCAGCCGTTCATCACCGCAGGAAGTGGCGTCACATCATGGACCCAGATTTCCTCGTCCATCCTGGGAAACCTGAGCCCTGAGCAACTGCGCTCGGTAAAGGATGGCTTCGCAACAGCTTCGGCGCGCACCACCGGGAAGAGCGACCCGCTGACCGAGAAGGCCCTGTCCGAGGCCTACTACAGCAACCCCAAAAAGTTCGCCGAACTGAACGCATTGGACTTCTTCGACAAGCTGTCGCCCGAGGACTTCGACAAGTGGGCGGGGCGATTGGCAGACGCCAAGAAGGGCAAGTTCAACGCGGGCGAACAGGCGTCCATGAGCCGGATCAGTGGCGTGGCGGATCGGCAGCTGCGCGCCGTGGGCCTAGATCCCCGGAGAGACGCCGAGGCCATCGCGCGGTTCGAGTCGGCCCTGTGGAACGAGGTCAGCCGGTGGCGGCAGGCCAACGGCAAAGAGCCAGACGATGGTGTCATCCTGGGCCTGTCGCGGGATCTGTTGCGGACTGTCGATGTCAGCAAGCCTGGCGATTGGACGCAAAAGAGGGTCAGGGCCTTTGCCGTCGATGCCGGGGAGAAGGGCGACACTGTCGTGCCCAAGGGCCTGGGCGACCGGATCAGAAAAGAGCTTGTCGCGGCCGGCCGCCCTGCGACCGAAAACGATGTGCGGATCGTCTACCGCAATGGCCTGCGAACCGGCCTCTTTGCTCTGGATGAACAATAGATGAGCATTCTGGAAGAGATCGAACGCCGCGAGCGGATGCAGCGGGGCGGCGTGGTTCTCGGCGCGGTGGCTGTTCCAGCAGAGCGGGCGGCGACGGCCAAGAAGGTTGCCGACGCTCTGGGCATCACGCCGGACATGGTGCTGGCCGACCCATCGACCGAGCAGGA